ATTATCAATAGTTCTACTATTTCGTCCCTTATAATTTCTTATAATTATATCGTTTGAAATATTACTATTTGTATTGCCTCTACTACCTCTTGGTCCGTTTATATAAGCAACATTTTCTCTACCACTATTCCAAATTACATTATAGCTTGGATTACTCCATGGCCCATTGTACCAACTATTCCAATGTCCATTCCATGGTCTATAAGGTCTATTCCAACTATACCATCCATAATTGTGAGTATTCCATCCCCAACTATTATATCCCCATCCATAATTAAAGAATGGATAGTTAAATGCCCAATCATTCCAAAATTGGTGTCTATTCCAATAGATATCAAATGATGTATATGGTCTCCAATAACTGAAGCTATAATTAGATGTGTACCAACTATAAGGTTGGTCCATAGCATATTGTGCAAAATCGTATCTGAAGTTAAAATCATTTCTTAGCTTTCGTCTTAATTGAGAATAAGATAATGTATCTATTTGTACATCTGCTGGTACATCTAAAACAACTTCTTCAGGCCCATACAATGGGTCGTGATACATAGTTGATAATTTATATGTTGTACTACAAGAGGTGAGTAATAATACGAATAATAATGTTATAGTGTTTTTCATAGCTTTAAAGTTTTAAAGTTGTTGGGTAACAATTATAAATAGGTTCAACTGTAGGGTTTTCTAAAGAGTATAGTTTATATATCATCTTAAACAACTCAAAATTCTTTTCTATATCGTCTACAACTCTTACTTGCCAACCTTTACCTTGGTAGACTCCTTTCTTTTTAGAAGTTGATCTTGTATGTGCTTTTAACCAGATGATACCTGTTCTGTCTATCTTTATGCCTCTAGTTTCTTCTAGTGCTTTAGCATAAGCTGCTAGTTGTAAATCATAAGACTTATGTATACTATTAGAAGTTTTTAAATCTAATAACCACGTTTCACCATCCATTTCAACTACTAAATCGGCAGTACCTGCATATTTATGTTCGTCAGAATATACAAAATCTTCTGCTGAGATAGGTTTTGGATTATGAGTAGTCCAGAAATCATGGAATTTCAATATCATTTCCCATACTAGTTGAGAGTATTTTGCATTACCATAATCGTCCATCCACGGTACTTCTTCACCTCTTATTAATTTTTCTGCAGCTTCATGTACCTGGGTGCCTTCTTTACCTGCTTTTCTCATTATTAGATCGGCGTTATGCCCAACATCCTTCATCCATGTTTCGAAGAATTTAGCTTTGGGCATATACTGGAGTATTGTAGTTACGGACGGGTAATATACTCCTTCCGATCTTTTATAAACTCTCCTATCCAGAAAGTTTATTTGTTTTAACTTTGAGTCAAAATGTAATCTATTCTTACTATTTTCTTTAAGAATATTTGTTCCTTGCTTTATCATAAATCTAATTTGTGCATCATTAGAGTACTTAGGTCTAATTCTTTTGCTGTTTGTACAAGTTCTGTAAATTGTTTAAATCCCATGTCTGAGGGATCTTTATCAGTAAGTTTAACTAAAAATACTCTTTTACCTAAACTTAATAAGTGTTCGCTTATTTGTAATGCTTTAGTTTTAGCATCAGGGTCTAAAGCTATATAAATGTCTTTGTTAGTACTTGATATAAGTTTCTTTATTAATGTGTTAGAGAGGCTCTTTCCCAGTATAGGAATAGCGTTTCGTTTGATAGCTATAGCATCAAATACTCCTTCACATAAAATGATTGGCTGATCCCAGTTAATTAGGTTTTCAAAAAATATTATATCTTTGGAAACTTCAGGATTCCTGTACTTGTGATAGGATCCCTCATGAGTTCTTGCAATAAAATAATTGAGGATATTCGATTCAGAATAACTTGGGATAATAATTCGTCCTCCATATTCTCCAGCTGTGCAATACCCAACGTTGTATTTAATAAAATCATTGTCGCTAAATCCTCTCTCATATAAGTACCTTTTTATTTTATTTGCTATGATAGATGTATTACTAGCGTTATATAAAGTTTTAAATTTTTTAGGTAGTTGAACTGATTCTACTTCCCTATATTCGGTTTCTGAGCTTTTAGGTACATATCTCAGTACTTCGGTAGCTTGGTCTCTAGGTATCTTTAATTGATAAAGTAGAGACTTAATAGTTCTACCTCTAGTTTGACATACCCAGCATTCCCAAGGATTCTGTCCTTTTTCGTTAGTTCTAAAGTTTATTTCTAGTTTAGGTTTGTGATGATTACAAAAAGGGCAGTTGAAAGCATGGTTCTCTCTAGCTCTTTTATAACTCTTACCTAAAATATTTTCTATACTACCAAGAAGAAAAGTGTAGTCCATATAGTCCGTCAGTAACTTAATATATAATATAAGAAATTACTTTCGAAATAACAACTTATTAATTAACTATTTTTTCAATAGCTTCTTTAACTATGCCCCTTAATACTTCTTTTTTATCTATATCTAGATAATCATTAAGTTTTTCAGCAATAGTTTCAGAAAGAGTATTAACATCCTTTTCAGACATTACTAACTCTTTTTTAGTTACTACTTTATTGTTTTCTAATATGACTTTTGATAGTTTCATAATCTTTAATCTAATGGACCATAATCACCTCGAGACATTGCTTGTCCGAATTCTCGGGACTCTTTTGTATCAATTGAAACATAAATTGGATCTTTAGCTGCACCTTTTGGTCCTATACTATAGTAGGAGCTAATTCTGATGCCTTCTAGTTCATTACCTTCTTTTTCATGCTCACCTACTACCTTATTTACTAAAGAAATAACTTGTTTTTTCCAATTACCTTTTGGTTTAATTCTAGTAGTTGAAGTATTAAATACCTGTGTATCGGTAGGAACATTAATATATTCTATACTGTCTGGCATTCTATCTATAGCAGATTTAAAATCTTCTAATGTATCTGCGTTGCCTAACCAGTCTTCTGAGTATTTATCTCCATTCATAATAGAGACGTCTTCTCTAAAGCCTTCAAATATAATACTAGATAGTTTCATAATTAACAATTACAGCAGGTACACCCGCATGATGTTCCGCAATTACATTCTTTACAGTCGCACTTCATACTTTATAAATTTTTACTTTAAGATTACCAGTTCCTTTTATAAGACGATGATAAGTCTCTTTTGGTATAAATAGTTTGTTTTTTGTTATTTTTTGTGGAAGTTCATTATCTAGTTGAAATTCCCAATCAGTATCATGTAAAGATTCAACATATCTATCTTCCTTATCTCTATGCCATACAAGTTCAAATGAAGAAGTACTGTTAGAAAACTCTCTTATTATATAACCGTCTTCTTGTTTTTCAGAATAAGGTCTGCTTACAACTTTTTCCATATAAAACCTTTTACTGTTTTTTGTCTACCAGTAACCGGAGAAGTTTGATGATCCACCTAAACTCTTCCAGTATTTTCCAATATTGCAACTCCAGTAACCTGGTGTAGTCCTGTCTTTCTTAGTAGAACATTTATGACGTGCTGCAAATGATGCTCTTGCACCTTTCTTTTTAAACTTAACTGAAAGGCCAGTATCACCGAATGATACTTTTTTAACATTACCTTTCTTTGACTTAACGTAGACGTAGAACTTTTTACTACCGCCTCTTTTAGGTTTGTTAAGCTGTACCTTTTTTCCTCTGTATTCAGCTTCGGGTATGTAATCAACTGACGCTTTAAGCATTTCAAAACCGTTATAGTCGAAACTTTCGTTTTGTATTGAAACTGCTTTTCTTAATTTGTCCATGTTTATGTTACCCCCTATCGACTCTACTAGTTCTTTGATCATATCAAAGTCTATCATTTCGTCTATAGAAGCTGCTTCGTCGATTAGGTCTTCATTTTCGATCATTTCATCGATAACGTTACCTATTTCGAACAGAGGATTGTAATTAGAAGATACCATTGGTAAGTCTAATGGTACTCTAAGTCCATTATAGTCGCCGTATTCTCCTATATCAGTATTCTCTATTAAGTACCTATCTTCTTCGTTAAGCTGTATTTTCCCGTCGCTATGAGCTTCTCTTGCTTCTTTGAATAGGTTAATAAACGCTTCGCTAGAATAACGGTAGACATGCTCATGTAAAGAGAGTCCTTTATGAATATGGTACTGTAGTGATGGGTACCCCAAGATGTGTTTTATTTTAAGCATAATTACTTTATTTCAGGTCTGTCTTCTTTGACATCTTTTAAATATGCAAAATCATATTCTTTTGTACTAAGTGAACCAAATTGATTTGCACCTGTAATCTTAATTACTTTTCCAGTTTTTTTATTAATAGCAGCTATTTTTTCACCTTGTTTAAAATGTGATTTTGCTCTTGCTATATTTATCTTACTCCCTATATTATCTCCGTGGCCGTCTTCGTGTAAAATTATCTCACTTAGTTTCATTTAAAAAATCTTTTCTATAGAATTTACCTAGTATATTATCATTTATATACTCTGTATCTCTTTCTAGTACTTCATTAATAAATAGCTCTTTACACTCATAATAAGTTAGTTCTTTCTTACTTTTGACAAATAGTAGTATATTTCTTTGAAAAGCCATAGGTCCATCTTTATCTAATAGCTTTTTAATTTCTAAATGAGAACCATGATAGTCTTTCCAATCTGATTCTTTTGTTACTTTTTGCTTAAGCGGTACTCTACCTTTGATACCTTTTTTAGCTCTTTCTTCTCTCAAAGCTGCTAATGCTCTTTTTCCTAATCTTTTATTTCTTTCAAAATATAAAACTTTTTTTCCTATGTACTTCTTACCTGAAGGTCTATGAATAACTCTATAAATAAAGCCATAGCTGCCTTCGGGCATATCATCTATGTTATTAATGAATTGACCTTTGTAGGTCCATGTTGGTAATGTAACCATAATATATAATTTAATTAAAATTATTTAATTATACAACTTATTCAGAACATTCTGCTTCACTACAATTTGCTACTGTTGCATCTAAAGTAATAAATCCAGTTACTGTTGCAGCAGATTCTTCTAATATTTCAGCACAAGCAGTTGAGCCGGCAGTACAAGCACCTACTTTATATTGTACTATGTTTCCAACGCTAAATGAAGTTGATAGCATTGCTGTGCTATTGCTAATACATCCTTGAGTCTTACTTACATAGTAAATAGTGCCTGAGGTACAATCCTCTATTTTCCAGTTAGGATTTCCTTTACCTGGACCTCCTCCAAAAGAGTTAGTAGGAGTAACTGTAGGTGTATTAGTTGGTGTATTAGTTGGAGTTGGGGTAGCAGTAGTATTAGTAGGAGTTACTGTTGGAGTATAAGTAAGCGTTGGAGTATAAGTAGGAGTAACGGTTGGTGTAACAGTATTAGTTGGTGTAGGAGTTACATCACATCCAGCTACAGTATCAATATGACCTGTTCCGGTAATAGTAATATAAGCATTTTGAGGTCCAGCTCCGAACCTACCTGAGGTATCTAC